GCGATCGCGTATACGGCCGGGTTCGATCCCGTGCCCGCCGACGTTGGTCATGCGATCGTCGAAGTGTCCGCGCAGGCATGGAAGGAAAAGGACTGGATCGGCTTCATTTCGAAGGCGCTCGCCGGCGAGACAGTGACGTTCGCCCGTGAAGGCTTCCCAAACTCGGCGAAGCGCATCGTCGCCGACTACGCGCGACGGTGGCCTTGTGATTGAGTTCACCATCAGCGGCGACGGGCAAGTTCTAGCCGGCCTTGTGCGGGCCGAAGGCGACGCGATCTCGCGCGTGCATGACAGCATCGCGCGACAAACGCTTGAGCTTGTCCGGCACGTCAAGGAAAACAAGCTGACCGGGCAAGTGCTGAAGGTTCGCACCGGCACGCTTCGCCGTTCGGTGGCGCACACGATCTCGTCGTCGTCGTCGTCGGTGACTGGCACCGTCTCGACGCCGCTCGTCTATGCGCCGATTCACGAATTCGGCGGCACGATTCCCGCCCGCATCATCGCGGCCAAGCGCGCGCAAGCGCTGAAGTTCAGCGTCGGCGGGAAGACGCTGTTTCGTCGCGCGGTGTCGATTCCAGCGGTCAAAATGCCCGAGCGGTCGTTTCTCCGCTCAGCGCTCGAAGACCGGAAGGCGGCCATCGAAGCCGACCTGCAGCGCGCCGCCGACGTTGGGGTGAACCTATGACCACCGTCCGCGAACCGATTTATGCGGGGCTCGCTGCGCAACTGGCGGCGATTCCGGGCTTGACGACGTTCAGCCGCAAGCTGAAGCATTGGGTCGACGTTCCTTCGGAACAGATGCCCGCGCTTTATCTCGCGCAGGGCGACGAGCGAATCGACGAACCACACCTCGGCGCCGGTTCGCGCGTGTACCTCATGCCGAAGCTCTATCTCTACGTTCACACGACGGGCGACATCGCGCCGGGCACGGTGTTGAATCCGATCCTCGACGCGATTCAAAACGTCGTGAACCAACGGCACCCGGTGTTGCGGGTGAATAACCTCGGCGGCGTGCCGGGGGTAGAATGGGCGCGCATCGATGGGGCGATTCAGACCTTCGAAGGCACGCTCGGCGATCTTGAGGTCGCCATCATTCCGATTGCGATCTTGACGGCCGACGACGGCGAGATCGTGAGTTCCCAATCGTCGCAATCCGATTAACCGCTTCACCATCGTTTAGGGGGTTCACCATGCAAGTTACCTTCGGCTCTGGCCTCATGTTTGCCGTTCCCCTGAAGGATGGGAACGGCCACGACATCACGACACCGACGCCGGTACAGTTCGGCGTTTTGCAGGAAGTGAGCGTAGACATCCAGTTCGAAAACAAGATGCTCCACGGGCAGGGACAGCTACCCGTCGCGGTTGGACGCGGCAAGGGCAAGATCGGCGGCAAGGCGAAGTTCGCGCAGATCAACGGCGCGCTCTACAATTCGATTTTCTTCGGCCAAACGCTGTCGAAGTCGATCCTCGCCGTGCAGTCGGATTTTGTGGGCGCGGTCATTCCCGCATCGCCGTATACGATCACGCCAGCGCCGCCGTTCTCCGGCACGTGGCAGACCGACTTGGGTGTCGTGGATGCCAACGGAAAGCCGATGACGCGCGTCGCTTCGGCACCGGCAACGGGTCAGTATTCCGTCGCCGCCGGCGTCTACACCTTCGCGGCTGCGGACACTGCGAAAAAGGTCTACATCACGTTCGAATACTCGGCCGTCTCGACCACGGCGAACAAAATCGACGTGGTGAATCTGCCGATGGGTTACGCGCCCGAGTTCTCGCTCTATCTGGCGAACCCGTTCCGCGGCAAGATCAACAGCCTGAAGCTCTACGCATGCGTTTCGACGAAGCTCGCCGTCGGTGGCAAAAACGACGACTTCACCGTTCCCGAAATGGATTTCGAGGCATTCACGAACGACGCCGGACAGGCGTTGACTTGGAACACTTCGGAGTAATACCGCCATGAATACCCCCGTTGTCCGCGTGAAAGGCATCCCGCTTCCGCTCAGCGATGGGAACACCTACGTGTTCCCGCCGCTTGCGCTTGGCGCGCTCGAACAGCTTCAGGAGCGCATCGCATCGTTCACCGGCGAGATCACCGACCCGAAAACGATCTCGACCGCGATCGATGTCTGTCACGCTTCGCTGAAGCGCAATTATCCCGAGATCACCCGCGAGGATTGCGGGGAACTCGTCGGCCTCGAAAACATGCTCGACATCTATGCCGCGGCGATGGACGTGTCGGGCTTGCGCCGCAAGGCGTTGGAAGCGGCAGAGAATCAAGCGGGGGCCGATGACGCCGCGGGGGAAACGACGCCGGGCTGACCGATTGGGATGCCATCGTTTGCCACGTCATCGCCGCGACCGGGATGTCGTGGCAAACGGTCCTCGATGAAATCGATCTACCCCGGCTGGAAGCGCTGAATCGTTACTGGAAAGATTTCCCGCCGTTGCACGTCATGGTGCGGCGCGCGCTCAAGATAGAAACGGCGAAAACGCCGGAACAAAACGGGGATGATGCGGAAATGGCCGCGTTCATGACGGCATTCGATCAGCATTAAGCGCACGGGGGAGCGATGTCGGTCAAAGTAGATATCACCGCGACAAACGACGGGCTCCGAAAAGGGTTCACGTCGTCGCGTGACATCGTTCGCGATAGTGTCGCCGACATCAATCGCGAGCTTGGCAAGGTGTCGAGCGAATCCGCAAAGCACATGGGACGTGCGCGCGAAGAAGTGTCGAAATTCGGCGCCGGCGCGAAAGGCGCGGGCGGCGCATCGGCTGAACTTGGCGGCGTAAATGCCGCGCTCGCTGGCGGCTTCACAAAGATGCTCGGGCCGATTGCGGCCGTCACTGCGGCGATCACTGCGGTTGCGGCCGTCGCCGGCGCGGCCGTGTTCGTGTTGAAAGAGGTCGTCGCGGTCCAGCGCGAATTCGACAAAGTGAACGCGGGGCTGATTACGGCCACCGGATCGGCTGAAAAGGCGACCGAAGCCTTCGGCGCGCTGCAAGATTTCGCGACGAAAACGCCGTACTCGCTGCAGGAGGTTTCCGAATCGTTCGTGAAGCTCGTCAATCTCGGGCTGACACCATCCGAGCGAGCGCTCACGTCCTACGGCAACACCGCGTCGGCGATGGGTAAAAGCCTGAATCAGATGATCGAAGCGGTCGCCGACGCTTCGACGGGCGAATTCGAACGCCTGAAGGAATTCGGAATTAAAGCCTCGACCGAAGGCGACAAGATCACGTTTCGGTTCCGCGGCGTTTCGGAAACCGTGCGCAATGAAGCGGGCGCGATCGAAGAATATCTGCTCAAGCTCGGCGAGACGAACTTCGGCGGCGCGATGGAAGCGCGCATGGACACGCTCGACGGCGCGATGTCGAACTTGTCCGACGAGTGGGACAAGCTGATTTTAAACCTCAGCGCGTCCGGCTTGGGCGAAGCGATCGAGGATAGCGTTCGCCTTGCCATAGACTTGCTCGCCGAGTTGAACGCATACGTCGCGAGCGGGCAGTTCGAGGGCCACATCGAAGCGATGGCCGCCGCGTGGGGGCCGTGGTTCGAGGACGCGCGCGAAGCGATCGACATCGTGCGCAACGATTTGGCCGGATTCGGCGCATGGCTTGACGACTTTTCGCCCGGTTTCGCCGAGGCGTTGTTCGCGCCGTGGCGCGATTTCCCGGCCAACGTGCGCGCCGTTATCCAACTCGCGACGGTGTACGTCGCAAACGGCATGCAACAGATGGTGACGATCGTCGAGGCGAACGTCGCCACGATCAAGGCCATATTCACCGACGACACGATCGCCGACGCACGCGCGCGCGGCATCGCGCAAGTCAAGGCGAACCAGACCGCGTTCGAGGATTCGATTCGCGCCATCGTTCAGGAACGAAGCGAGACGATCGCGGGCACGAAAGCGGCGATCGATGGCGCGAACGCACGCCGGGAAGCCTACGAACGGGAGCGCGCAGCGCGCGCCGGCGACAAGGGCGACAAGCTGGCCGGATACCGGCAGGGCGGCGACGGCGCCGCGACGGGCGAAGACAAGGGCGCGGCACGCGCACGCGCTCAGGCGGCGAAAGAGGCCGAGCGCGAGGCCGAGCGCGCCCGCAAGGAAGCGTTTCAAGCGGCGATGGAGACGCTACGCCAAGAGCTTGACGAATGGCGTAACAATTACGACGAGCGCATTCGCATCGCGCGCGCGATGGCCGAAGAGGTCAAGAAACAATACGGCGAGAATTCGGCCGAGTTCAAAAAAGCGCAGCGGACAATTCTCGAACTTGAGCGCGAAAAGGCCGAACAGATTCGGCAGATCGCGGAAGTCGAAAAATCCGCGCGCATGGCCTCGGCGATGGCTGCGATCGACGCGGCGGAAATGGAAGCCGATCGCGACTATCAAATCGGGCTGATGAGTTTTCAACAGCGCACCGCGGCGCAGATGCAGTTCGAAGCGGAGCGGTTCGCGATTCAGCGGCAGGCGTTCGAGGAACGTCTCGCGATGATGCAACTCGACCCGGATATGAATCCGGTCGAATTCGCGCGGATCAAAGCCGAGCTGATCGAGATCGAGCAACAGCACCAACAGCGCATCGGCGAATTGCGCAACCGTGCGACGGTGGACGCTGCGGGCGGAACGACGAATTTCTTCGGAACGATGGAGTCGCAATTTAACAATGCGATGACGGGCATCATTACCCGCCAACAGTCGGCGAGCCAAGTTATGCGCAGCCTGTGGCAGTCGGTCTATGCGTCGTTCGTGCAAGAAATGGTGGTGAAGCCGCTGATTCAGTACGGGATTCGCGTCATCAAAGAAACCGCGCTCGGCAAGCTGCTATTCGGCCAACAGATCGCGCAACAGGCCGCCGCGAGTGCGGCGACGATCGGCACGAAATCAGCCGAGACGACGGCCGTCGTCGGCATGAATGCCGCGCAGGCCGGCGCCGGCGCGGCGGCGTCGCAAGCCTCGATCCCCTTCGTCGGCCCGGTGTTGGCGCTGGCCGCGATGGCGGCCGTGTTTGCGGCCGTCTCGGCGCTTGGCGGCGGTTCTGGCGGATCGAAGACGACGACCACGACGACAACGCTTCCGAGCGCAAAAGGCGGGTGGAGCATCCCGTCGGGGATCGACCCCGTTGTTCAAGCGCACGAAGAGGAAATGATTCTGCCGAAAGAGGAGTCGAACATAATCCGCGATATAGCCGGCGGCGGAAGCGGTGGCGGCGGTGCTGTTCACCTACACGTTCACGCGATGGACTCCGGCGACGTTCGGCGGTTCCTGCTACAAAACAAAAGCGCGGTCGCGGATGCGTTGAAAGCCGCCGCTCGCGACTTCAAACGATAACAGGGGGCGAACGTGTCGCAGGCCGTATTTCCGACGCTTCCGGGGCTGAAGTGGGGGCACTCGAAAACGCCCATGTTCGAGACGAAGATTCAGACCGCCGTGAGCGGTCGAGAATCGCGCGCGCGCTTTCAAGCGTACCCGCGCTGGAAGTTCGCGCTCAGCTACGAATTCTTGCGGCAGCGGCCGGGGAAGGTCGAACTCGACACCCTGATCGGTTTCTTTCTTGCGCGAAGTGGTTCGTTCGAGTCGTTTCTTTACGATTGCCCGAGCGATCGCGCTGCGGCGTCGCAAGTCTTCGCGACCACTGTCGCCGGCGTGTCGAAATATCGGCTCGTCCGCACCTATGCCGGGCACGTCGCACCGATCGGCGCCGTCAACGGATCGCCGTCGGTGTATTTGAACGAAATCCTGCAATCCCCGTCGACGTACACGATCGACGATAACGGCGCGATCATTTTCAACTCGACGCCCGCGCCCGGTGGCGTCCTGAAGTGGTCGGGGCTGTTTTATCATCGCGTCCGGTTCACGAAAGACGAGGCCGAGTTCGCGGAATTCCTGCGCGATCTATGGGAGCTTCGCAAGATCGAATTCGTCACGTCGAAGGAAGGCTAACCGATGATTTCCGCATCCCCCGCGCTCGTCGCCCTGCTGAACTCGTCGGTCGAGTTCATGCTCGCCGATGCCTACCTGATCCGCACCGCGTCGGGCGTGTACCGCTTCGGCTCGGCCGACGTGCCGATCGTGATCGATGCCGACACCTACACCGCCGACGGCCCGCTGATCTCGCGCAGTTCGACCCGGACATCGGTCGGCCTTGAGGTCGATTCGCTAACGCTGAAGTTCGCCCCGCGGCTCGGCGCCGGTGCCGACACGATCGAAGGGCTTCCGTTCGCGCAAGCGGCGCGCGCTGGGGCGCTCGACGGCGCGGTCGTCGAGCTTCTCCGGGCATTCTTGACGGATTGGCAGGCGCCCGCCGTAGGCGCGCTGCTGCGGTTCTCTGGCCGCGTTTCGGACGTGAACCCGGCGCGCACCGAAACCGAAGTCATCGTGAAGTCCGATGTCGAACTGCTGAACGTCAAGGTTCCGCGCAACGCCTACCAACCGCCATGCATCAAAACCCCATACTCGGCACCGTGCGGGCTTCAGCGTGCGGTTCTGACACAATCCGGCGTGGTATCCGGCGGCGCGCAGACGACAACGGCGATCGCCACGAATCTGACCGCGCCGGCGTCGGGGTATTTCGACAAGGGTGTGTTCGCGTTCACCACCGGCCCGAACGCAGGGTACCGGCGCACGGTGAAGGCTTACGCCGGCGGCGTGTTCACGTTCGCGCTACCGCTTCCGTCCGTTCCGGGCGTTGGCGATGCGTTCACGGTCTATCCGGTGTGCGGCAAGCGTCGCGACCGATGCGTCGAGTTCGGCAACGGCGCCAACTTTCGCGGCTTTCGGTTCGTGCCGAAGCCCGAGGTCGCGGCATGATCGCCACAGACACCGCCGGAATCGCTGCGCAGCGCGCCGCCGTCGTCGCCGAGGCGTTGACGTGGGTCGGCACGCCGTACCACCACCGCGCGCGCGTGAAGGGCGCTGGCGTCGATTGCGGGATGATCCTCGCGGCCGTCTATCCAGCCGCAGGCGTCACCGGGCCGATCGAGCCGGCGCCGTATCCGCCCGACTGGCACCTTCACCGGGCCGCCGAGCGGTATCTCGCCGAGGTTCGGCGCTATGCGCCGCACGTGATCCCGTTCGAGGCGATGCAGCCGGGCGATATCCCGGTTTGGAAATTCGGCCGCTGTTTCTCTCACGGCGCGATTTACATCGGCGACGGGCGGATCGTTCACGCCTATATCGACCGCGGCTGCGAAGTGACTACGGTCAACGATTCCGAAATGATCGATCGCGAAGTCGTGTGCCAGTCACCTTGGGGGACCGATGGGCGGTAAGACGACGACAATCTCGACGAGCGAGCCGAGGATCGGCGCGATCCGAATCCAGCAGTCGTCCTACGGTCTGACGTGCCCCGTCGTCTATGGCGCGAACCGCATCGCCGGCAATCTGCAATGGTACGGCGACTTTACGACGGTCGCCGTCACGACGACCACGACATCGGGCGGCAAGGGCGGTGGCGGGAAGGTGCGACAACAATCGACGACCTACCGCTATTACGCGGCCGTGATGATGGGAATCGGTGAAGGTCCGATCGCCTCGATCGCGACCGTGTGGCGCGGGAAGAAACGCCTCGACGGTGCGCAGATGGCGCAAGTCCCGATCGCCGTCTCGGAAGTCGCCACGATTCACGCCAACGGCAAAGCGAAAGTGTCGATGTTCGCGTATTGGACCGCGAACACCGGCGTGACGCTGGCGGCGTCGAACGACGAAGGCGCCGACACGCCGCTGACCTCGGGCACCGATTACACCGTCGCCGGCGGCGTGTATCAGTTCGCGACCGCGCTCGCTGGCCGTCAAGTGGTGATCGCCTACACGTGGACGCCGCCGCTCGGCATGCTCAGCGCTGAAGCGGCGGCAGGCTTGACGCTGTTCCGCGGTTCGCGCGGGCAAGCGCCGTGGGATCACTTGACGACGAAACACCCGGAACAAGCCGACCCGTATAGCGATTTCGCTTACGTGGCAACACCGAAATATGAACTGACGAGCGCGGCCGAAGTCGAGAATCACAACTTCGAAGTAAACGGGCGATTTCAATATCCCGGCCGCCGCGACTGCGATCCCGCGGATTTTGTCGGCGACATTCTGACCCATCCGACGTTCGGCGCATCGTTCCCCGGTCATCGCGTGGGCGACCTTTCGCCCTATTCGACGTTCTGCCGCGCGTCTGGAATCTTCATCTCGCCGGCGTTGACGGAGCAAAGCGAAGCGCATCAGGTGATCACCGCTTGCGCGGAAATGACCAACAGCGCCGCGATATGGTCGGAGGGCTTGCTAAAGCTGGTGCCATACGGTGACGCGGCGATTTCGGCGAATGGGGCGACCTATATCCCGAACCTGCAGCCGATTTACGACCTCACCGACGACGATTTTCTTCGCGCGCAAGGCGACGACCCGGTGAAGTGCCGGCGCAAAACGCCGGCTGATGCGTTCAACGCGACATCGATCGAATTTATCAATCGCGCGAACGATTACAACATCGAACCGATGCCGGCCGAAGATCAGGCCAACATCGAAGAGTTCGGACTTCGAACGAAAGACTCGATCCGCGCGCATTGGATCACCGACGCAAATGTCGCGAATTACGTCGCGCACCTTGCCGTGCAACGCTCGCTCGGCATCCGCAACGATTACGAGTTCCGGCTCGGCTGGCGTTTTGCCTTGCTCGAACCGATGGACATCGTGACCGTGTTCGACGAAGCGCTCGCACCCGTGAAAATTCCGGTGCGGATCGTGTCGATCTATGAAAACGAGTTCGGCGACTTGACGTTCATAGCCGAGGATTTCCCCGTAGGCGTCGCGAACGTGCCGCTCTATCCGTCGCAGATCGGCACCGGCTATGTGCCGAACTTCGAAGTCGATCCGGGCGACGTGTCCGCGCCGACGCTTCTCGAGCCGCCGGTCGCGTTGACGACCACCGGGCTTGAGGTATGGGCCGCGGTGTCCGGCGCGTCGCCGAATTGGGGCGGGTGTACGGTGTGGGCGTCGCTCGACGGCGACAGCTATCGCCGGATCGGCGTCATCGATGGCGGGAGCCGCTACGGCCTGTTGTCTTCGACGTTGGCCGCCGGGCCGGGCGGATCGGCGGCGGTCGCGCTGGCCGGGCAGGGCGGGCAGATGCTTTCGGGCTCGGCCACCGATGCCGACAACCTGCAAACGCTGTGCTATGCCGGCGGCGAATTCTTCGCCTACGAAACCGCAACGCTCACCGCGGCCAACGCCTACACGCTGACGGGGCTTCGCCGCGGCGCTTACGGCTCGCCGAGCGGCGCGAAGGCGGCGGGCTCGTCGTTCGTGCGTGTCGATCAGGCGATCGCGAAAAGCGACCCGCTCGCGTTGGATTTCATCGGGAAAACGATCCAGTTCAAGTTCACATCGTTCAACGTGTACGGCGGCGCCGAGCAAGGGCTCGCCGATGTCGATCCATACGCCTACACCGTGACCGGCGACATGGTGCGTCTGCCGCCGACGAACGTCGCCGGCCTTGCGGCATCGCTTGAGGGCTACGGCGTGCGCCTGAATTGGGCGCCGAACACCGAACCCGATCTTGCCGATTACGAAATCCGCGTCGGTGGCGCGGATTGGGACGCGGCGACGTTCATCGCGCGATCAAACTCGTCGGCGTATTTGTGGGCGATTCAGGCGGCCGGAAACTATACGATCCGCGTCAAGGCACGCGACAAGCTCGGGAACTATTCGACGACAGCCGCGACGACGACGTTCACGATCACCGCACCGTCGGTCGCGTCGCCTTCGATCTCGATCATCGGCCCCGATACGCGCCTGCAATGGGCCGCGGCGGCGGGTAGTTTTGCAATCGACCGATATCGAATCAAGCGCGGCAGTTCATGGGCTGGCGGTGTTGAACTCGCGCAACCGTTGTCGACGGCGTTCGTCGAGCGCGTCACCTATGGCGGGGCCGCGACGTATTGGATCGCGGCAATCGATGTCGCCGGGAACGAAGGCACGCCGGTTTCGATCGCGATCACGATCACGAACCCGTCGGCGGTGACGATCACCCCGGAAGTGATCGACAACAATGTGTTGCTTCGCTGGACAGACCCGACGGCAAGCCTTCCGATCGCGCGGTATCAGATTCGGCGCGGCAGCGTGTACGCGGCGGCGACGGTGATCGGCGAGGAATCAAACGCGCGCTTCACGGCGCTGTTCGAGCAAGTGGGCGGGACGTTCGTCTATTGGGTGACGGGCTACGATACGGCAGGCAATGCGGGCACGCCTGCTCAAGTGTCGGCGCTTGTGAATCAGCCGCCGGATTACGTGTTGCGATCGAACTTCGACTCGACGTTTTCGGGAACGAAGTCCGGGCTCGCGTTCGATGGCGCGAGTTTGTTCGCGCCGATCGTGTCGGAAACCTATCAGGCCCACTTCACGACGAACGCTTGGGGCTCGCCGAACGATCAGATCGTCGCGGGATATCCCCGCTATTTCCAGCCGAGCGCAGCCTCGGCGTATTACGAAGAGACGATCGATTACGGTTCCGAACTGCCGGCGACCGGGATCGCGGTCACTCTGTCGTCACAAACGATCACCGGGGCCGTGACGATCACGCCGACGATCAGCGTCAAGAAATTGGCCGGCGATGCGTGGACGGATTACCCCGGACAAACGCAAGTCGTGGTGTCCGCGTTCCGATACGTGAAGGTTCGCTTCGATTTTGCGGCGACTGGCGGCGACGATTTGCTTCAGTTGAACGGCTTGAACGTGAAGCTATCGA